ATGCCATGCAAAGATTTGCATGCGTTCCAACATTTTCTTCAGATAGATTTTTTAAGCAGGCAGAAAAGGTTCGTGCTGCAATGACAATACGCAATCCAATTGACAGCTATAAGAGGTTTGAGTCTAGTTTTGTGCCAGATCCAGACAAGACATATTTTGTCCATGCTGACCTTGCACAAAAACATGACAAGTGTGCCGTGGCAATTGCACATGTTGAAAAGTGGGTAAATATTCAGGTAATTAAGGACTATGAGCAGATTGCACCAGTTGTAGTTGTTGATGCCGTTGCCTGGTGGGAACCAAAGGTAGAGGGGCCAGTAGACCTGTCAGAAGTAAAGCAATGGATACAGAATCTTCGTAGGCTTGGCTTTAATATTGGCACGGTATCGTTTGACCGCTGGCAATCATTTGATATTCAAAATGAATTAAAAGCAATTGGCATAAGAACAGAAACAGTGTCAGTTGCCAAAAAGCACTATGAAGATATGGCCATGCTAATTTACGAAGAGAGATTGGCTATGCCAATGATAGATCTATTGTTTGAAGAGCTATCTGAGCTAAAGATAATGAGTGCAAATAAGGTTGACCACCCACGTAAAAAGTCTAAAGACTTGGCAGATGCTGTGTGTGGTGCTATTTTTGGAGCAATTTCGCATACCCCAAGAAACCTTAATCTTGAGGTTGAGATACATACATTTAGAGACAGGCCAAAATCCGAGCTTGACAAGAATCAGCAAGATATGGTAAAATATAGGCCTATGCCAAATGATGTTAAAGAATATCTGGCTAGATTTGATTTAATCTAGATTAATTAAATAAGGAGAAAAATGAATCTAAAGAAGACTTCTATTGCCCTAGTAACGGCACTAGTAATTGGTCTAACTGGTATGTTGCCTGCAAATGCAAATACCCAAACATTGACAGTTGCTGGAGCTTCTGCTAGCGGTGGTACTACTTCTGCTACAGCAGTGGCCCTTCCAGTTCCAGGCGATACAGTAACAGCTTCCAATGCTCTTAGCATTTCTGTTTCTGGTGTCGTTGCTGGTACAACTGTTTCCGCTACTGCTACAAATGCATTTTTGCTAACAACATTGACTGGTGCAACCAATGCATCTGGCTCAGCTGCAGTTACAGTAAATGCTAGCACAAGCGGTAGCGTAGAGCTATTTGTATTTACTAAGACTACTGCTGTTGGCTCAGTTGTTGTTACAGTTGGAAATACTGCTACAACTTACTTTGTCAAGGGTACTGCTGGAGATGTTGTGAAGGTTGGACTTTCTGCACCAGCATCTGGTCTAGCAGGATCAACCCAGTCTGTAGTTGTATCTGCATTTGACCGCTACGACAACGCAAAGGGATCTGGAACAGTAAGCCTGATTGTTAATTCAAATGGTGTAATCACTACACCAACTGCAACAACTGGTGCTGCTGGTACGGTTAGTTATGTTGTTACTCTGCCATCTACTGGTTCTCTAACTGTCACAGCATTTGCTGCCAGCTCTTCTGCTACAGCAGTTATTGCTGTAACACAGCCACGCAATCTACAGGCAGAGCTAGACAAGGCACTTGCTGATCTAGCAACTGAAAAGGCCGCACATGAAGCAACTAAAAACCTAGTAACTTCTCTCAGTGCCGAGCTTGCTGCTGTTAAGCTAGAGCTTGCAACTAGCAAGGATCTTTCTGCAAAGGAAGTTCGTAAGCTAAAGTGGCAGTATAACAATCTTGTAAAGAAATATAATGTCGGAAAGCCTAGAGCTGAAAGACTTGCCTTTATTAAGTAATTAGTATAAAATGATAGGGGGAGGGGCAAAACCCTTCCCCTTTATCGTAACTATATTAAAAAGGGGATTAGAATAGATGTCCGTTGACATTGTCTATTTTTCAAATTATTCTGGTAACACAAAGAAGTTTGTAGAAAAATTAGATATGCCAGCAATACAAATCCCCATTGACTGGAATTATGAAAACCCACTAGAGGTTACTAAACCATATGTCTTGTTTGTTCCTACCTATGGCGGAGGATCGGATAGTTCTGCTATCCCAAGACAGGTCAGAAATTTTCTAAACCTGCACTCTAATAGAGATAATCTACAAGGAGTGGTTGGATTTGGAAATACAAATTTTGGCGAACATTTCTGCAAAGCAGCAGATATGATTTCATCTAAAACTGGTGTGCCAATTATTGCTAGGGTAGAAATATTTGGCACAGACTACGACGTTAAAAAAGTAAAAGAGAGGTTAGAACTACTGTATGGAAACTAAATATAGCTATCACGAGCTAAATGCAATGCTCAATTTATATGATGAGAATGGGAAAATTCAATTTGACAAGGATAAGGCAGCAGCCAAAGCTTACTTCCTGGACCATGTAAATCAAAATACCGTGTTCTTTCACAGCCTTGAGGAAAAGCTTGAATATCTTGTAGAAAATGATTACTATGAAAAAGAAATTCTTGATGCATATAGCATAGAGTTTGTAAAAGATTTATTTAAGCAGGCTTATGAATACAAGTTTAGATTTCCAACATTTGTAGGTGCATATAAGTTCTATACACAATATGCCCTAAAGACGTTTGACGGTGGTCGCTATTTAGAAAGATTTGAGGACAGAGTTGTAATGAATGCTCTTATGTTGGCAAGAGGAGATGAAAGTTTTGCCAGAGACATTCTTGATGAAATTATTACTGGTCGTTTCCAGCCAGCAACTCCAACATTTCTTAATGCTGGCAAGAAGCAAAGGGGAGAGTATGTTTCTTGCTTTTTGCTTCGTGTAGAGGATAATATGGAGTCAATTGCACGTGCAATATCATCCTCTCTTCAGCTATCAAAGCGTGGTGGTGGTGTAGGTCTAAACCTAACCAACTTGCGTGAGCTTGGTGCACCAATCAAGAAGATTGAAAATCAGTCCTCTGGAATTATTCCTGTTATGAAGATGCTTGAAGATGCCTTCTCCTACGCCAACCAGCTGGGTGCAAGACAGGGTGCAGGTGCTGTTTACCTAAACGCTCACCACCCAGACATCATGCGATTCCTTGACACCAAGCGTGAAAACGCAGACGAAAAGATTCGTATCAAGACCCTCTCAATCGGTGTTGTTATCCCAGATATCACATTAGAGTTGGCCAAGAATAATGATGATATGTATTTGTTTTCACCATACGATGTTGAAAGAATTTATGGAAAGCCAATGTCTGATATTTCCGTAACTGAGCTTTATCAGGAAATGGTGGACGACCCACGGATCCGTAAAGGTAAGATTAAAGCCCGTGATCTATTCCAAAGAATAGCGGAGCTACAGTTTGAGTCTGGGTATCCATATATTGTTTATGAAGACAATGTAAATAAAGTAAATCCAATTGATGGTAGAATAAACATGTCAAACCTTTGCTCAGAAATTTTGCAGGTAAATACTCCAACAACCTATAACAATGATATGAGCTATAAGGAAATTGGCAAAGATATTTCTTGTAACTTGGGGTCTCTTAACATAGCTAAAGCTATGGAGTCACCAGACTTTGGAAAGACGGTAGAGGTTGCAATTAAGTCATTAACTGCAGTCTCTGAGCTTTCATATATTGATTCTGTAATGTCAGTTGCAGAAGGAAACAAAAAGTCTAGGGCTATTGGTCTTGGACAAATGAATCTACACGGTTATTTTGGAAAGGAGCAAATGCACTATGGAGAAGAAGAATCAATTGACTTCACAAACATCTATTTCTATACAGTCCTATACCACGCCCTATATGCCTCTGCACGACTTGCAAAGGAAAAGGGCAGTGCCTTTGAGGGATTTGAAAAGTCCAAATACGCCACTGGAGAGTTTTTTGATAAGTATATATCGCAAGACTGGTCTCCAAAGACTGATAAGGTCGCTAGGCTTTTCAAGGAAGCAAAGATTGAAGTTCCCTCGCAAAAAGATTGGGAAAAATTAAAGTCTTTCGTAAAAGAGCACGGTATCTATAACCAGAACCTGCAAGCTGTTCCACCAACTGGATCAATTAGCTATATTAATAATTCAACTAGCTCAATACATCCTATTGCATCTCAGATTGAAATTCGTAAAGAAGGAATGATGGGTCGTGTTTATTACCCAGCCCCATACTTGAATAACGATAATAGAGAATATTTCCAAGATGCATATGAAATTGGGCCAGAAAAGATTATTGATGTCTATGCTGCAGCACAGCAACACATTGACCAGGGTATGTCATTAACACTGTTCTTTAAAGACACTGCCACTACAAGAGATATAAACAAGGCACAAATATATGCTTGGAGAAATGGTATTAAAACTATTTATTATATTCGTATTCGTCAGCAGGCTTTGCAGGGTACGGAGATGGACAACTGCGTAAGTTGCATGTTATAATGGAGAACTTATGATAACCAGGCCTATTAATTGGAACAAAGTTGAAGACCCTATTGACCTAGAGGTCTGGAACAGGCTTACTTCTAATTTCTGGCTACCAGAAAAGGTCCCACTGTCTAACGACATTCAATCTTGGTCAACTCTAAGAGACAATGAGAAGCTGCTAAGCATGCGTGTATTTACTGGGCTAACAATGCTTGATACCATTCAAGGCACTGTTGGATCTATGTCAATTATTCCAGATGCAATTACTCAGCACGAAGAGGCTGTCATCACCAACATCGCCTTCATGGAATCTGTCCACGCTAAGAGCTACTCTAGCGTATTCTCTACGCTCACATCTACACAAGAAATTGAGGATGCTTTTAGGTGGTCTGAAGACAATGAGTTTTTGCAAAAGAAAGCAAGCATTGTTCTTGACAGATACCGTGGTGATGATCCACTAAAAAGAAAGATTGCCTCTACATTCCTAGAGTCATTTTTGTTTTATAGTGGATTCTATTGGCCAATGTATCTTTCATCCAGAGCAAAGCTAACAAATACTGCAGATCTTATCAGACTCATTATTCGTGACGAAGCTGTCCATGGCTACTATATTGGATATAAATTCCAGATTGCATACAACAAGCTTGACTGGAATAGCCAGCAAGATCTAAAAGATTGGACATATGGCTTTTTAATGGAGCTATATGAAAATGAAATTAGATACACAAGAGAGCTGTATGACGAAGTTGGTCTTACAGAAGATGTTAAAAAGTTTTTACACTATAATGCAAACAAGGCACTAATGAATCTAGGGTTTGATTCACTTTTCCCCAAGGAAGTTTGTGATGTTAATCCAGCAATCTTAGCTGCTTTGTCTCCAAATGCAGACGAAAACCATGACTTTTTCTCAGGGTCTGGTTCATCTTATGTAATTGGCAAGCACGAAGCAACAACTGACGAAGACTGGGAATTTTAAAGATAGGCAAATAATGAAAGAACTAAAACACTTACACCTAATGGTTAGAGCAGAAATAACAAAACCAATTAAAACTGAAGAGTACGCAAAGCTATGGTTACAGGAGCTTGTTGAACTCATTGATATGAAAATTGCAGCAGGCCCAGTTTCAAAGTATGTTGATATGCCAGGAAATGAGGGAGTAACTGCAGCGGTATCTGTAGAGACATCTCATATTGCATTTCACATTTGGGAAAAGAAAGACCCAATGATTCTGCAGTTTGATCTTTACACTTGTGGTGAATTAGATCACAAGATGGTTATAGGATATCTTTGGGAAACATTTGGCATTACAAATATTCAATGGCAATATCTAAACAGAGAAAATGGGTTTGAGCTTATTGACTCAAATTTAGACCAGTAAGATATTAAATATAATTGGGGCACAATAAAGTTGTGCCTCTTTTATTTTTATATAAGCAAGTATAATAATATAAGAATACATTGGCTACCCCCAATCACGAGGTGATACCCCATTAAGAGCAAAAACTTAAAAGTTTTTATTGCTATGTCTTTAGCATTTTTGCCAACTTTTTTGGCTGCAGATTTAGCACACGCAGAAGAATCTTCTTCAGTAGTTTCGGTTACCCTAACATTAGATCAGCAAGTCACTCAAGCAGAAATCACTGTGACTACGGCAACATCTGAGATACAGGTTGTAACAGAAAATCTAGCCAGCACAAGTGCTTTAGTAGAACAGCTAGTTAATGGTGGATCCACAAGCATTGCTTCCGTCTCAGAAGTGATAGCCTTAGCTACTACGGCTGTAGCAGAGGCCTCTCAAGCCCTATCAAGTGCCTCCGATGCGTTATGGGATGTTAAACAAAAGCAAGACTCTTATCAGCTTGCAGTAGCTTCCTCACAGCTAGCAGATTCTAATTTAGCTGCAGCACAAACAAGCTATAGCCAAGCAGTCATTGACCTGTCATCTATTAGTGCAGCGGTATCAGGGCAGCAACAGGTGGTCCAGCAAGAACAGTCTGAACTAAATGCATTAACTAATGTGCCATCAAATAGTTTTCAAATATCTAGCCCAGGCTGGACAAACTCAGTAGAGGCAAGCACAGCATCTACTACTAGCGTTATACTCCCACCAATGTGGGATCAGTCTACAAAAATAGATGTCCCATTTGATATCAGGATGGGAAATACATTATATGAGGGTCAGGGTAGTGCTAGTCAAATTTATGTAACATCAAAAGCGTTTATCTCTTTTGGTCAGCCAGACTATACTTTTTGGACTTGGCCAAATACAACTGGTATATATGTATATCAGTCTGACTGGATGACTGGGGGAACTGGGGCATATACTAAAGTAACAACTACAGACAATACATTAACTGTTGAGTGGTCTTTAAAAAGATTTGGTGATAACAATGGACCACTAACAAATGTGGTTTGGAATATGCTAGTTGACCCAGCTACTGGAGAGTGGACTGGTTATTCAGAGATATCTGGAAATACAGAAGGTCTTTATGGTGGCCCACGAATTGGAGTTAGGTATTCCAATAACGGAACCATCTTTACAATGTCTCCAAGAGTAGTAGATTCTGTTTCTGCAGAATTAATTGCTCAACAGCAACAGGCGGTAAGTTCTGAGTCAGCAATATTAGTTAATTTACAAACACAGCAAAGCTTACAGACAATAGTTGTTCAACAGGCTTCTTCCTCACTTGCAATTGCACAATCAATATCCTCACAGGCAAATGCTGTAGAGACACAAGCATTATCAGAATTTACAACAGCGTTACAAAATACACAAAATATTGTAAGTAATTTAATTATTGTTGTTGAAAACGCAGAAACAAAAGTTCAAACTGCCTATGTAGTTACAACAGATGCTATTGCTAACTTACCAGCTCCCACCCCTGCTCCAGAACCAGTTGTAATTCCACAGCCCGAACCTACCCCAGAGCCAACACCAGAACCTACCCCAGAACCCACTCCAGAACCCACTCCAGAACCTGAGCCTACTCCAGAACCTGAGCCTACACCTGATCCTACCCCAGAACCAGAGCCTACCCCAGAACCAGAGCCTACGCCAGAACCTGAGCCAAGTCCTGAACCAGAACCAACTGAAGAGCCAACTGAAGAACCAGTAACTGAACCAGAGCCTACCCCAGAACCAGAACCAACACCTGAGCCAGAGCCTACTGATCCAGAAGCATCAGTGCAGCTAGAAGAAGAGGTATCGGCTGAAAACATTGTTTCACTTGTTGAGGAGCTTGCAAGTATTGAGCCTACACAGTTAACCGAGGCACAGGCAGAGGCAATTAAAGAAGCTGCATTAGAAGTATTTGAAACAGCAGAGCCTGGCTCTGAGGCATATGAAGCAGCCCTAGACGCATTGATGGTAGTTGCAGAAGCAGATGACTTAGAATTGCCAGCCGAACTTGCAGAAATCCCATTGATTGGAGATGTTGCAGGGGCAGTGCTAGAAGTATTTAACGATCTTGGAAATGTTGGTGCAGATATGTCACCAGAAGTTCGTGAAAAATCAGAGGATGTCGTTGTTGCAGCAGTCATTGTTGGACAGGTTGCAATAACAGCAACAACAGCAGCTGCTACAGCAGCATCTATAAGGAGGCCATAAATGAAAAAATTCTTAACTGGATTATTTAAAGATATTATTGACCAGTCCTGGACACTGCTTGGTATGGCAGTTGCCTGGCTAGTTTTGGAAGGTAGTGCCAGAGACCTAACTGGACTATTAATCTTAGTAACACTAGCTATCTGGGTTATAACCTATCCAATTCGTAGAGAAAAAGACGAAGAATAATCGGCGGTATAATATAGGCATGATTAAAAAGACTATTACCCTTATTGGTGTATCTGTTTTAGCCATTACCCTTTCTGGTTGTGGTTATGATGGTCACTATAGATACCCCTGCCAGGACCCAGCTAACTGGGGAACT